TAGGCCAACCAACTTATAATATTGTTCAAGGAAATAGAGGTGGATATGGTAGAGATTATGGTAATTTCCCTTACTTATCTGGCGGAGGAGGTGGTCAGTCAGGAAGAGGAGCAGATGGAAGCTCTAACGAAACTAGTGGAGGAGCAGGATATACAATAGACGCAGAAACTAGAACTGTGCCTCCATTTAATACTGTTATAGCTGCTTACAATACTGTAACAACAACGGTTGCATCTGGGGGTGGATTAACAGGACATACAAGTAATGGAGGAATTGGCGCAGGAGGAGCTAGTTATGGCACAAATGCCACTATGTTTGGCTGTGGAGGATATAATTATGGCGTGGGTAGATCAGGAGTAGTTGTGATTAGATATACAGGAAATAATATAGGTACTGGCGGAAATAATATAACGTATGTTTCAAGTAGTGATAAAACTTATCATGTTTTCACTAGTGCAGGTACATTTAGATTTCCATAAGGTAATTTTATGGCGCATTTCGCTTTATTAAATGATAAAAATATTGTTATTGATGTTATAGTAGTTGATAACAAAGATATATTAGATTCTAATGGATTAGAGAGCGAAGAAATTGGTATTAAATTTTGTAATTTATTGAAAACTGGAAAATGGAAACAAACATCCATAAATAAGACATTTAGAAAAAATTTTGCTAATATAAATTCTTCTATTTATGATGAAGTAAGAGATGCTTTCGTAGACAATCAACCATATCCTTCTTGGACGTTAGATGAAGAAACTTGCACCTGGAGAGCTCCTATTCCAAATAAATATGAAGAATATTTAAAAGAATATAAATCACTAGGTGCATCAGCTTTTTGGGATGAAGAAAACAAGAATTGGATATATAGAGGACCTAAAATTTATTCAAAAGAAGATTTATTAAAAATTCAAATACCAACAGCTGTAGATGGAACTTTACCAAATACTGGATATTTAAATTATACAGGAATTTATCCTGGAGATTAGATTTTACTATTTCTCAATATACCAGCTATATAACTATCTACTTGATGATTTGAAGCAATTTCTATTGTAGATTTAACATTGCCTTCGTTCTTATCTACTGGATTTTCTACATAATTACTTGCACTTTCAATCCATTTATCTGAACTCTCATTTATAATAATCATTTTTGTAATATCATCCACAATGCTTTTTTGTTGTTTATTTAGTCTTTTAATACTAAATTTTTGCTTAATTAAATCTGTTACATGATCTTCTAGTTTAGAAGCTAATGCAAAATTTTCACTTACTTTTTTAGCACTAAACTCTGCTTTAGATTGTTGGCCTGTACCAATTGGGCTAACATTTTTTGTTGATTGTGGAGAACTACTTCCAGCTGGTCTTCCAGCTTGAGGCTGACTTCCACCAATAAGAGGAGTATAATATCCTTGATCGCGTAGTTCTTTATATTTAATTTGGCTTTCAAGCGAAGCTTCTGGATCAGGAAGGCGACCAGTTTCAATAGCTGTCAGACCTTCTTCTGGAGTTAATACTCCAAGTTCAACAAGTCTATTATAAATTCTAGCATATTGAATATCGTCTTTAAGATCAATATCTTCAAAGTAAGGAGTAGGATAATTCTTAAATCCTAGACTTTTACTAATACGAATAATTTCTGGGAAAAGAAATTCATTAATGAAAGCTTCTCTAGCTTGTTTAAGTCTTTCAATAAAGACTTGTACTTTAATGCTTTGATTAGCAAATTTTTCATCACCAATAAGAATATTATTTAATCCAATTTGAATATCACGATCAATTACTTCGTATTTTTTTGGGTCAAGTAAGTCAGCTATAGCAGGAATTACAAATTGTGCTTTAGTAGTATAATCTGCGATTAACACACGGCCAACACTTTCATTTTGAAAAAGTGATTGCATCGCTTCAAGATTCTTTTGATTAACTCCACCTTTATCTGGATCGGTGCCCATTGTAACAAGAAGAATAGCTTGCTGAGTAGTTCTTGTGACTGCCATATCCATTTTACGCATCTCAGCTTTAGCATTAATATCTTCAAGAACTGGATATCCCATTGGAACTGCAAATGGTTCGTAGTCTTGTTTTTTATAAAAAACTGCAACTAATCTATGAGTGTCAAGAGGCATAGTAGCAGTATTAGCTTTCTTTTGAATACTATCTTTTACTTCTTGAGGAAGAGAATCGTAAACTTCTTTATCTTCATCTGTTCTTGGATGACGAAGTCTTTCAAGTTCATAATCACTTAATACTTTATAGAATCTATTTGTAACAAAACTAATATTACCACCAATTTGGACATCTGCAGGATTAATGATAATATAACGCGCAGGGAGTATAACTGAAGCAGCTTTACTAACTCCAAAAGTTTGAGTAATTTTAATTAAATCATCTTCTTTAATGTTAGTATCAAAGCGATATATAAATACATTTCCAGAGCGATAGTATTCGCGAAAGAATTTATCTTGGAAACTCCATAGATTAATTTTATCAAATAATGCTTCAAAAAAATCACGACTCTTTTGGCTACCGCCTTTAAAATATATTTTGCTACTGCTAAACTCTGTCATTAAATCAATTGTGTTTCTAAATATAGCAAAATTATAATAGCATTTTTGACATAAGATAACAGCATCTCTTATATCCATATTAGAAGCACTATAAATGTTATTAGCTGCTCTGTTAAAAGGTATTAGCCCATTAGAGATATTAGAGTATTTATCTGTTCTCTCTATAGTTCCAGCTCTATTTCTTCTAGCTTTATCGCTGGCTTTAATCTCTTTAAACCCAGAACCAGCCATAAGCGGTTCTGTATTAGTGCTAAAGTTAGTTAGTTTTTGGTTATTTTCGTCTTTTTTAGCCATTTTTAGTTATTTTTAAAAATTACACTTATTTATAACATTATAGGTCTAAATGTTTCATTTTCAACTTTATCTTGTACTTTAGCCATATCAAAGAAAATTTTACTTGCCCAATTTCCCAGCATAAGAGATGTATATCTGTCTTTTCTAGCTCTTTGGGCGCTGGTATTTCGTTTAAGGTGTTGAGGTAAATCAAATGATTGGATTCCACGGCTAGTACTTCTTACTTCTATTAAACTGCATTCCTTTTTAGTAGCATATATCATATCATCTTGATTTTCAACAAAATCTATAAGATTATCAAAACCAGTAGTTTCAATATTTAAATTAGATCCCGTGACTCTACCAAAAGCTTCACCATTAGCGCATATGCGGCTAGCAAACCATATCTTTTTATGATCTATAGATGCTTGTAGATATTCATTGGATCTGCGAATAAAATCAGTAGTAAACATTTGTTTAAAGCAAATTCTTCTTGTTTCTTTATTGTATTGTCTTTTAGCGTCTTTAATCATTCTATCATATTCAACTCCTTCAGCATCAGAGTTCACTTCAAAAAATTTTAATTCAATACCAGACTTGCGAAATAATTCATTTTCATTTGCAGAATCTATAAACTGATAACCCGCATTATCGATAATGATCATTTCTACATTAAAATTAGTTATAAGATAATGAAAATAAAGAATATGATCTTTTAGATCTCCACCAGCTACAGCATAACAATGAACTAAAATACCATCTTTTTTTTCTTCATCTAGTTCAATGATACTCATAGCAAAGAAATCTGAACTTGGACTATTACTAAAACTAGGATCAATTGCAAGAATATATTTCTTATCTTTATCTCCATAAATTTTTGAAGTTGGAGAATCACCATCTAGGATTGTACATTCATGCATCTTTTTTGCAGAGAAATAACTATCACTACCGTCTGTGAATTGGGCACAATATTCTCTAAGAAATCCACTATGGCTTAATCCACCAGCTTGAGCTTCTTCGATAATAGTTTTATCAACCATTTCTTCTGGTAGAGCTTCGTATCCCATTTGACTAACAAAGTAAGTAGCATCTTTTACAGCATCTTCTGAATATATATTCCCAACCCATTCTTTGTATGTTTTATAAAGATTTTCAAATGTATAACTAGCAGAAGATAGTGCGATCATTTTTGATTTATTAGGAAATACCATTCGATCTTCTTCTTTCATCAATCCTTCTTGAATTAATTTATCTTCCATTTCTCTAATTTGTATACGTTCTTTCATATTTTGAGGAGCAACTAAGAATGGCATTAATACATTTTTTATAATATCTTCTGGTATGAGTAAAAACTCATCAAGTACAAGTACATTAGCGCGAAAGCCTCGAACTTTCTCACCATTAAGAGGAATAGCCACAATATTACCACCATTAATTTCCCATTCGAATAAATCATTTCTTTTGCTTTTGATCCCAAAAGCTTGTTGCAATAACTGAGCCTCTTTGCTATTAACGATTTTTTCTAAATTAGTAAAGATATTTCGCGCAGTTCTGAATGTTGGACCAGCAATAAGTATTTTAGAATTAGGTTCAAATATACATTGTAAAAAACAATATACGCTCGCAATAAATGACTTAGAGCAACCTCGACCCCATACGCACATATTAAAATTACGATTAAAGAAAGCTTTTAAATTAACTTCTTGATAAGGAGCTAATTTAATTCCACTAATGAGTTCAGTTGTTAATCCAAGATTTGCTCTTAAAAATTTAGCTAAACTTATTTTAGCTTCTTTATCTAGCATTGGTCCTTTTATTTCCAATAACTGTTTATTTATATCCACTAAATCTTTTTTAGTATATTTTTCTGGACAATGCCACATACTAAATTATACCTAGATCAACTAATAATTGCAAATCATATTTCTTATGAAAGCAATCACCAGTTAATATTTTAATAAGTAATTCAGAAGCTCTTTTTCTTCCGTCAGCAAATACAAACTGTATATTATCATATTTTTGATTTAATTCTCTTACTCTATGAAATATAAACTCTGGCGTTGCTTTAATCTTTTTAGATATATGAGGTAAATAATTAAAAGAAAGAGCATCATTTAAAGACTCTTCAACTAGTATTACAAGATAGTAATTATTGTTTTTAGCCCTTTCTATCTCATTATTAAATCTATCATAGCCTGCGCTTATGGTTCCTATAAAATCAGACAAGTTTTTGCGTTCTATAGCTGTAAAACAGCATTTTTCGAGATTGCTTAATGTATAATCGCCAAAATCTAATTTTGCGATTTGTTGCTGATGTTTAAATCTAAGAGGATTCTGTTCCCTTGTGTCTACCATTATTTGATATTTTTCAGATTCCTCAAATTTTAACTCTTCATTTTCATAATTATTAAACTTATTTTTTAAGCCAATGGACTCACATATATCATAATAATTTAATTTATATTTATTAAAAGTCACTACCGATGGCATAATCAAAGACCTTAATTCTACCTGAGTAGGTGAATATATTAAATCTTTACGTTCTTTTCTTTTAATTAATAATCCTTTGAGAAATTCTTTTAATTGTTCTTGTTCTAAAGTTTTAACATAAGCTTTTAAATTATTTTTATTATTGAAATCATCTGTGAAATACTGATCTTTATTTTTAAAATTAATCATTTCTCCCGATTGAAGATCATATCTTGGATAATATTTTTGATAATATTCCGCAGTACTTACTTTATGAGCTTTTAAATGCAGATGTAAAAATTTATCCGCTTGAAATAATTCATTACAA